CCACTCAAGATACTGCTGGTAATCGGAATTGTCGGGGTCGCTCAAACAGGATTTGAGGTTGCCATCCGAAACACAGACAAACAATTCTTCGCCAAACGAATTAGTACCGACATACCATTTCATCACAACTCAGCCCCAGTGATTTCAATGTACGTTGACGCATCTGCGTTGCCATAGATCATTTGCGCGCCACCCGCAATAAAGCCAGTTCCAGTCAATCCACCCATTACGGCATCTTTGGTAGCACGGTCAAAAACGAGACTTGTATATGTTCCTGTACCAGTATTGGGTGCTGACCCGCTAACAGTTAATCCTGTTGGGTCTGTTCGCATAGTGACTGGAAGCGGTATAAATGACCGTCCTGCGGTCGTACTTTGTGTGTTCACAATCGTCAATGGCCCAAATGCTGTACCGCCAAACTTCCAGTAGTACCGCTGGCACTCAGCCAACTCACGCCCATACGACTTGAACTCGAACGGTGCGGCTACCCCACCAACATTCAACTGCACACCAGTAATCTGCCAGTAGTTGTTTGCTGTAGCGGCAAGGTTGACTTGGCCTACGGCCCTGTTCCCCGCCGTATCACTATTCCAAGTTGTCTGAAGTGTGCCGCTTGTAAAGTTTGGGCCAGCCCCAAGAAAAAATCTGACAAGTAGGCTTCCCGCATTGTCGTTATCAAATGCGCCAGTTGTATCGGCGGGAAACGTAAGTGTCTTAAACTCCCATGTACCAGATGCGCTAATCGTGTAGGACTTACTACAAAAACGAGCGTTGTCAAGGTCATACAACATAACGATGTACGTCCCCGTTAAGTTTGCTTTAGCCCAAAACGAAATCGTTAGTTGCTGTGCCGACGATGTTCCTTTGCGAATTGCTTGCAAATCTTGGCCTTCTAGTCTTTGGTCAACGACTACTTCGTCTGAACCTGTCGGAGAACCGTCAATGGTTGTACACAGCATCTTCAATGATTTGCGGAAACCAGAGCCAGTCGGCGCATCATTTTCGACACTGTTTGTCCATGTTCCCTGTGTGACAATACCTATTTGCCATCTGTCGGCAGTCCTGTAATCCGTACTTGTCAAACTGGCGACGCTTGTGTTCCTCTGTGCCACCTGCATCGCACCGTTATAAAGAATGTTGCGGACACCCGTGTTCTGCGACTGCCACGACACACCGTTCGTAGCCGTCGAATCCGCAATCAGAACCGCACCATCGGTCGTGTCCACCGCAAGGCGAGCGACCGTGTCAGCCGCCGAACCAACGAGCAAATCGCCCTTGGCATCGATGACCGTGTTCTGCGTATCGGCAACCCACTTGAGGCCAGTCGTTTCACCCGAGGCGGCAACAAGCCTGTGGTTGTTCGTGCCGACACCGAGTCGTGCCGGATCGGATCCATCAGTTGAAACCAAGTCGCCCTTGGTTGTCATGGTCGAGGCAAGCTTGTTTGCTTGGTCTGCGTCAATCGAGGTGAACACGGGGTAGCAGGTTGCTCCCGCATCGTGGCTGGCGGCCAACGTGCCGTCCACGCCACGGGTCACCGACGACAGCGAACCGCTCGACCTTGCCCCGACAAACACTTTTTCTTCGGTAGACAGACCTGGGTCAATGACCATGTAGAACCCGCCACCAGCGGTCGCGGGCCAGCCGGTCGTCGTGCCGCTGATCGAGAAAGACGTGGCAGAGCTATTGATCGTGGACGACAAGGTGCAAGCTGCTGCACCTCCCGCATACGAACGTCGTGTAGGTAGTGGCATTTCTCTCCAGTTAGACCGATCTCATGGTAACAATAGCAGTACCCTCAAACACGTTGCCCCGCTCCACCACGTCGTACTGCTGGAAATCGACCTCTTCCACGATCACGGAATACTGGTCAGTTCCCTCTTGGTAGTTGACGACACGGGGGTCGGAAATCAGGCCGCGCAGTTCGGACAGTTCCTCTTCCACGTCAAAGTAGTAGTCCGTCCCCCAACGGTTGATAACGCTGTGGACCATCACCGGCACACGGAACACCTCCGAGCGGGCGGGGGCTGCGTAGGCTCGAGCCATCCAGCGGGTCATCGTCGGGCCGACGGCTCCCGAGTCACGATTCAGGGTGAACTTGAGGCGGGCTTCGATGAACTTGGTCTGGGGCGGGTTGCTGGTCGATTCGTAACTGAGCGGGACGGTCTGCCCCGAAAGCACGGTGTATGCCCCTCCGTCAAACGAGATCGACGGGATGATCGTGCCGTACAACTGGCGGGAGCGGGTGTCGATCTTGGCGATGAACTTGCGGTCGGGGATTCCCCATTGGTAGGTGCCAGTCGTCAACTCGCCCGAAGCCACTAGGTTGGCGGAGTCCTCGGCAATGACCCCCACGCCCGAAATGGTGAACACGGCCTTGTCGTTGAAGATCGCCACCGACAGCACGGTTGCAGTAATCGGGACCGTACTGGTGCCATACATTAGATCGGTCGCATACGCAGGTGTGTTCGCACCCGTGAAATTGGCAAGATCCAGCCGACCTAGGCCACCAGAATCCCCGTCATAATTGGTGAGGGTGTACCACACGAATCGGTCGTCGGCAGCGATGTCGTAGACGGGGTAACTCGTTGGGATCAAAGCACCGGCAACTAGGTTGGCATTTGAGTCAGTCGAGCAGTAGCGAATGCCCTTGTTGGTGCCAAGCAGAATGAACCCGAGATACCCGAGGATGCTGGTCGGGTATTCGCCCGTCGGTAGTTCCAGCGCAACAATCGGATTCTCGAGTGTCGTGCCGTCGCTCTTCAGCGACAGACGGTAGACCACGCCACGGTCGGTGTTACGCCCCGCAACATAGACAGCGTTCTGGCCGCCCGTGATGCCAGCGCAAACAAAAGCCTGGTTAGCGAACTCTGCTACCGGAGTGCCGTGCGACGTGGACGTGGAATACGGGACGATGTGGATATGGCTGTCCGACGTATCATTGTGAAAGCCAAGAACGAAACCCTTCCCGAAACCGAGCTTGGTGTAGTTCGTGTTGCTAGTCGTGGCGTAGTGGGCTGCAACAGATGCCCCGCCGACTGCACCCATGTAGATGCCAGAACTTGCGTACGCAACATAAATCTGCGAACCGTCAGTCGTGATGTCGTTGATCGCAGCAGCTGGCCCGCCCGTCACCGTCGTCCACGACGGCGTGGAAGCAAACGGATCCTGCGTGTACTTGAGAGTCTGGTTATCCCCGACGTACAGATAGCCGTTGACCTCGATCATCGGAAGGTTGGTGGCAGCAGAAGTAAGCGCAGACTTAGTCGCATTCAACAGCGACAGCTGTCCCTTCGTCCAGACGTTGATGCCCTTGGATTCATCAAAACGGTACGCGACCGAGTCGGCCACATCGGCCCGACCCTGCCCAGCACCCAAATGCCACGAAGCCTCACCACGCCGCCACAAACCACCCGTCGAAATGGACGATTCGCCAGGAGCCGTTGAGATGTCCTGCGAATCACGGACACGCTGCTCAAAGCCACGAGCATACTGGCCCGATTTGACATCGACCATGTACGCACGACCGTTGATCGCAACAGGAAAAACGTCAGGAACAAGGGTCGCTGAAGGCTTACCCGTAAAGAACGCTTCAGCAGGCGAGAACCTGACCGTGAGGTGATTCGTGAACGGCGTAGCCACGTTACGCCTTTGTCATCAGCGTCGGGTATTGACGCGCCAACCTCATCGCTTCAGCGGTGATGCGGTCACGACGCAACCGCAACAGAGCCTGCATCGAATTACCCACCGCCCCCTGCGGAACCTCGTCCGCTCGGCGGGTATCCCCCTGAGACTCGGTGAAATTACGCTTGATCTCTCGAGGCGACATGAGGCGGATCTGCACACCCAACGCCAAAATGTCGTCGCACGATGCCGGCACACCGCCCACCGTCGTCACGTCCTGCGATTCGACAGTCAGCGCGGTGAACGGCGACTTGTAAACAATACGCAGACGACCAGCCAGCACGGCCTGATCCATGCGGAGAGCGACACCAGTCGGGAAATCGTCAGTCGGAACGTCACGCATCAGACGGAACTTCCGTACCGGAATGTAATCATCGGTCAGATACCGCACCGACACCGACAAAATGTCCTGAATGTTTGACGTGCCAGTCAGGTCGATCATCGTGTCCGAGCCGTTGTAGTCAAGGTTCAGCGACGTAACCTTGAACAGTCCGTTCGTCGGGGACGACAAATCGGCCAGTTCGTCGTTGAGTGCTTCAAGCATTTGGTTGCGTGGGAAACGCGGGTTGACCGTCACCAAAGCGTTCGCGTCGTGGGCAGCAGCGGTCGTGCCGTTGAACCCACGCTCAACAGTTGCGGACTTGGCACCAACCGAAACCGCCCAAACGTAGAACAGTTCCGAGTCGATCTCAAAAACCTGACCCTGTCGGATTCCCTCGAGGTCGTACGAAAACGTGACCGTGTCCGTGGATGCGTTGATAGAAGCCGCAAGCTTGTTGCGCTGCTCAACCGTCCCCGACAGGAGTTGCCTGTTGGCGCGGGTAATGATCGTGCTGGCTGTGGTCACTTCTTCTTCTTGCGAGCCTGCGTCAAGGCAATGGCAACAGCCTGCTTCTTGGACGTGACAACAGGTCCACCCTTGCCCGAATGCAGGGTGCCACGCTTGTACTCGCCCATGACCTTCTGGATCTTGGCTTTCTTGCCACGCATCGACTTAGCCATTACTTCTTCTTGCCGGCCTTCTTCATCGGCTTGCCAGTCTTGGCTGCTTCCTTGGCTGCGGCCATCTTGCCGGCCTTCGTGTACGCAAACTTCTTCTTACCGACCATCGGCATCGGCACACCTCCTGTTGACGGGACCGACGACGATATTACCGTATGTCTACCAAGCTTTGCAGGACCAGTAGCGAGCCTTGGTCTTGGGGCCAGGATCCGCACAGTTGTGCCTCGCACGGAAATTAGACCGGCGACCAGGCTGGTTCTTCTTGATCGTCATGTTCGGATCCCCGAAAGTGACCCGCTTGACCTTGCCACCGTCCGAGACATAAACCACGGATTTCTTGCGTCCGTAACTCGGCTCCCCCTTGCGGATCGGGCGTGGCTTGTTCAGGCTGACTTTCTTGCCCTTGTACTCAGCCATCACTTACCCATCCGTCGAGCGGCAGCATTGTCCACAAGATTCGGGTAGGGCCGCCCAGCCTTCTTCGCCCGAGACTTGGCAAACGCCTTCTGCTTCGGGGTCAACGGAGTCGATTTCTTGTTCGGATTCTTCGTTTCCCAAAAGGCTTTCTTCTGCTTCACGCCATCACCACCTTGCCTGCATCGTACAACACTTGGTATTGGCCGTCGGTGATTGTTGCCGTTTCGCCCTTGCGCAGCCGGACTTTGTTCTTGCCGATGTCCGCATCGACGTTGTCCAGCACCTTGACTTGTATCCACGAAACGGATTCCACCCACTCGTTTGTGGATAACAGCGTCCCTTCGGGCAGGGTTGTCAACATCTTCTGCACAGCGTTATCCCACGAAAACTCATCCACCTCGGGGACATTCGTCCGTGCCTGCTGGCGGTACTTGTCAGCGTTGCGGTAGTGGTCAAACATCAGGTCGCAGAGTTCGTCCAGATCAGGTTCGTCCCACATCCCGCCGATCACCGCTGGCGACTTGCCGCACTTGACCCGCCCCGTCGCCAGGTGCGAAAACTGGATCTGACCAGTCGTGAGGCTGACAATGGTCGGGACACCCATCGCAATGGTCTGCAACGGCATCAACCCAAAACCCTCACCCCGAGACGCAGCGATGAAGCAGTCAGCCTCGGCAAACCAACGGCACTTGTCGTCGTGGCTCATCCACTTCCGATCCAAATACACGTTCGGGCCGAGGTCAGTCTTGGGGACATCCGAGGCGTGGGGGGCGGCTTTGATCCGCAAATCGGCATCGGGCAAATCCAGCTTGTGGAATGCCTTCACCACGATGTCTAAACCCTTGCGCCACCACAGACTGCCACCGGCACGGAACTGGAAACGATCCAGACGCGGCACCTCAATCGCAGGGTATTCCTTGCGGTCCACACCCAGCGGCACAACCTTGACAATCGGGTGATGCTCGGCAAACCGTTCCTGATCAATCTCATTCGGAACGACGATCATGTCATACAACGGCAGGTAGCGGCGGAAACTGGACGGGATCCTGTCGCTTTCCCACATCGTGTTCAGAACACGGAACTGGCCAGCCCACCAACCGTGGCATGACTGGGGGACACCCATATGGACGCTGACCGAAGCCTTGTCGTGCAGCACCACGCCCTCGGGCAAGTGCGACGTGAATCCACGCCAATGCTCGCCGTAACCAAATCGAGCATCAGAAAATCCGCCCCAATGCTGGTAGTTCACCACAGCAAGCCCCTCACCAGATCATCGAACAGTTGACGTTCGTCAGCAATGTTTTTCCGAAACTGGCTCTGCGTAGCAAAGTGCGTATTGCGATTCTCGAGAGCGTGTCGGACATTCCGAGCAAGGGTATCTAGATCGTCGGCACGGAACCGGTAATTACCTCCGACCGCATAGTCGGCGTGGCATCGTCCAGCCCCAACGTCGTGAACAAACACCACGTTCCCGCACACGGCAGCCTCGCGTGGCAGTCTGTCCCGACCAGGGTGGTGACCAAAATCGACATAGACAGTCGTGCGATTCAAGACATCAACCAGATCGTTGCGGTCGTAGCCGGCTAGTTCCAGCAACTCAATGTCTGGCGCAACCTCACGGAACTGCTCAATCAGGTGCTTACCTTTGGCGGGGTTGACCGCGACGACGGGATCCCGATGGCCGCGTCGATCCACAAACGCGGGATGGATGTAATCGGCCAGCACCGTCGGTCGTTTGTTGTGGCTCAACAGAAATGAGTACGCATAGAAAGACTGCGCGAGGTGGTACAACGGCTGGCACGTCAACGCTTCTGGTTTCGCCCAATCCACGGACAGCCACCACAGCGCAGCGTTCTTGAACTCACCAACCTGCTGCGGCCAGATCTCGGGAATCACCACAAGGTCATCGTCGGTGATCTGTTCTCTGGCAATGACCGGCGTGTCGTACTCACGGTACGCCGATGGTATTTCTGTGGTATTTGGCTGGTAGCAGATCACCCCGTTGCCACCTTGACGGTTGATTGAATCCACAAACTGGTGCAGAGCTTCGGGGCCGCCAGTTACCGTTCGGGCTGGGCAAAGAGCAACAACTCTACTGTGGCGCATCCCAACCCATCTTCCGTCGAGCATCCAACGACCAATACCCCGCATCGGGAACACCGTTCGCCCAGCGTTCGTTGTGCAGTTTCGTGTTGATCCTGAACCGTGGCATATGCAGCGGCTTGATCGCGGGATCCGTCAGCACCGTTGAAGCATTGTCGTGGTTGACCGCGCAGTCGGTTCTGTCTGCGATGATCCCGACAGCTTTTGCTCGAGCCTCAAAGTCCGTGTCCTCGTAGTACGCAGGCAAATAACACTCTGAAAACATCCCCACCTTCTTCACAACCTCGTCCCCAATCCATGCACAGCACCAACCTGGGTCGCCGGCAAGCGTGATCGTATCGCGTCCGCAACGACTCCAAAAGTCAGCCAACGCGCCAGGGCTGAACCATGCGTCCGAATTGAGAAACAGCCAACCACTTGACCACGGGAAACATTTGATGCCGAGATTCCACGACGGCCCGACACCAAGATTGGACGGCATATCCAGCACCCGCTGGTTCGTGGCGCGTTTCTCCACAACCACCGCCTGCGGCCCGTTGTTGATGATCAACAGATTCTCCACAGGAAAATCAATCGATGCCACACACCGAGCCAGCAGGTCGTACCGATTCAACACCGGTATGACTACGGTAGAAATCATTTGTTCGGCAGAATGCCAGTTTCTACCTGCCACGCCTCTTTCGCGCGGCGTTCCACTTCGGCGGCTCCGTCGATCTTTTTCGGCTGCAACCCGTTCTGCCGTAGCCTCTTGTAGGCCGGCATATCTTGCTGCCAGCCACGCTCACGCTTGTTGATCTCATCGACCACCGCGCCTCGACTTGTCGTCGTATTCGCACCCATGCGGATGCCAGCAACCTTGCAACCAAAACAGCCCTCCACGTCCAGGTTGGGATGCACTTCTTGATGCTTCACGTTATGTAACTTCCGTATCCCGCAGCAGTCAGGTCAGCGACCTCCTGCTCGTCCACTTCGATGTCGTGGCCTCCATAATAGACCTTGACGATCAGGTCGGGATCGGACGGCTGTCCGTCGGTGTAGGTGCCGTCAACAAGCTTGTAGATGTTGCGACCGCGTGATGCATTGCGGATGTGGTAGCCGAGTTGGTTGGCGAAGCGTTCATCGATGGAAAGTGGGAAAGCCCCACTCGGATCTTCTGGCAGTACGAATGCCACAAAGTTGTCGGTTGGTGGTCTGAATGTAGCCATTAGGTGATGTACGCTCCGTAGCCCGCTGCGGTCAATTCTCCCACTTCGGTGTCATCCAAGAAAATGTCGTGGCCACCGTAGTAGACCTTGATCACCAGTTCGGGGCGACGGGGATCCGTGGTTGTGTACGTCCCGTTAGTCAGCTTGTACAAATTGTCAGCCCGCAGACCTTTCGGCGTGAACGAAAACAGCCGGTCCGCGTCGGTTTCCCCGAGCCTCTGGGCGTAGCCGACCTTCTGCTTGGCGGGGACGCGGAAGATCCGAGACTTGACCCACACCGCCGTGCCAGACCCGTTGCCCGTGTTCGTCCCCGACACCCGAACAATCCTCGCCCCCACAACGACCTGTGTGCCTGCCCCAGATCCCGTGGCGGTTCTTGGCGCAATATGTAGCCCAGACGCAGCAGACGAGCCTACAGAGGCGTTAGAAGCCGTTCTGGGGGCAATGTGCAGCCCGTCAGCAGCCGATGTCCCAGCCCCAGACCCTGTGGCCATCCTGGCTCGAGTCGAGGAACCATCCGCCGTTGCCGACCCAGTCCCCAAGCCGGTAGCGGTACGGATGACAACGATGACCTCAACCGACGATGACGACCCAGTCCCCGAGCCGGTAGCGGTACGGGCGTAGACGACAGCCCCGACAGCCGTGCCTGCACCCGTACCTGACCCAGTTGCTGTGCGGACACGAATGTAATCCCCATCAGCCGACTGCGTACCCTGCCCAGATCCTGTCGCCGTTCGAGGCGCAATGTGGACACCTGTTACCGAAGCCGATCCGGTGCCGGATCCTGTGGCCGTCCTCGGCGCAATATGTAGACCTGCAACGGTTGCAGATCCCGTACCCGACCCCGTCGCAGTACGCGGAGCGATATGCACCCCAGTAGCAGACTGCGTCCCCGCACCAGAACCAGTCGCGGTACGGAACTTGATGACGACATTGACCGTCGTCGCGGTACCAGTACCAGACCCTGTGGCCGTACGATCCTTGATCGGGCCAAGGTAAAACTGCCCACCATTGACAAACCCGAAGGTGAAGTCTGTGAGCCTGTCGAGCGGCGAAGCCACCGCCTACCCCGCTAGTCCAGCGACAGCGTCAGCGATGTGATCTGAAAAGTGTCGCCCGCCGTAACAGCAGCCGAAGTTGACAACGCACCCGACCACAAGCAGTTGCCGGCAGAAGCGTTGTCCCACAACGACCAATGGCTGTACGTCTCGGTTGCGGCGACGTTCGTCCATTCCAGCGTTGCCGACGAAGCCAACGATCCGCTCGATGCAGCAGACCACGACACCGACTTGCGGGTCGTTTCCGTCGCAGCGTTCGACGTGCCAGCCTCACCAGGGTCACCGGTGTGCAACTTGACGTAGGTTGTGGTGACCGCAAACGACTGATTGCGAAGCGTGTCAAGCAGAGCGTTCTCGGCGTAATTGGAAATCGACATGGGTTACCTCGTTCGTGATAATAGCAAAAGCCCCCCGCTCGCGCAGGGGGCCGATGCTACACGGGCCTGACAGTCGAAACCGTCAGGTGAGTTGAGCCGTGTTAGTTGGAGCCGATGCTTGAGGCCGACTCGATGCGGCGGAGGCTTGCCTCACGGAAGCGTCCGTAGCCGCCGAGCCAGTACCAGCCAATCGGCTGGAGGCGCATGAGAAGGTCGGTCACGTTGCCGCGAACGATCTTCGGCATGGAGCCGTTGCCATCGGTGATGCTGTGTGCCTTGGCGAGAGCCTGACGGCCCATGATGTGGGTGCAGTACACGTCCACCGTCGCGCTGGAACCGGTCGAAGAACCCGAGCCGTCCGAGGCGTTCGTGAACACCTTGGCGCGGGGGGTTTCGATGAAGCGGACCGACTCGAACGTGCCGATCTCGCCCTGGTAGAAGGGCATCGCGTTGGTGTACTGGACCGAGCTACGGAAGCCAGCCGCATCGGTTGCCGAACGGAAGTCGTACGACACGTCAGGGTGGATGTAGCCGATGTACGCACCGTTGAAGGTTGCGACGTTGGCTGCACGGAGCTGGGCCACGACCTTGCGAACGTCGTTCGCGGTGATCGTGTCATCGCTGCCGACCGTTGCACGGCTCGTCGGGTCGCTTGCGCCACCCGTTGCGTACACGACGTTCTGACCGCCGGCGAGAACGTCACGGACAACCTGGTCGATTGAGTCGCCAGCGTTGTAGCCGATGATGTTCGCAGCAGCAGCGTCAACGTCGAGGAACGACGTGCCACGGAGCTTGGCCGTGGTGACGACAGCGTTGCCATATTCAGCGAGGGTGACGGTGACCTGCGAGTCGCTCAGGGCGGTCGGGGTAACGTCGGTGACCTCGTTGAGGGTGCTGGTGGCAGCCGCAATGTCCGCGAAGATCGTGAACGTGACGGCAGAACCAGGCATGGACTGCTGGGTCGGCTGCACATCGGCAGCCTGGTCGAACAGAAGTTCCGAACGCAGAGCGAAGTACGCAAGGCGATCAAATGCTGTCTGGTCAACCGAAAGTGAGGAGGTGGTTGTTTCTCCGGCCACTTGGGTTTCCTTTCAGGGTTGAAGTGATTTGGGGGTATTCGCTACCCGAGGGCAGCTCGCGCCTCTGCCATGATCGCTTCGACCTCTGCGGGGGATTCGGCGGCGTTGATTCGCGCTGCCCAATCGACTGGTGCTTGTGCTGCGTTGGCTCCCGCAGCCACCTTGGCGGTGCGGTTCCACGCAGCCTGCTCGTCCGCACTTGCGGACACCGGCGACGGTGGGGCGATCAACTGCGCCTCAATCCCTGCTTCTCGGATGGCATCTGGAGTCAGTTCACCGTCGTAGCCCTTGACGAAATACTTGAACTTCGCATCATTCGGGTCGATGCCCGCCTTGATGAAAGCGTTCTCTCGTTTGGCTGCGAGCAGTTCCTCACGCTCTTTTCTCAGAGCAGCAAGTTCCTTCTCCAGTTTCTTGTTCACATTCCGCAAAGGGTTGCGGTCTGTAAAGTCGTCATCCTCGTAGTCGAAATCTTCGATCTGGGACATATGGCACTCTCCTTTTTGCCCTCACCACGGCGGAGGACCGTGATGGCTGCATAGTTGTTGGTCGCCCCTTATACACAACCAGCTAGGGGGATTACTGGTCGGTTCCTCCACTCGGGATCGTGGAGAACTTTACACATCAATCGTTGTGTGTGCAACTATCTTGCGCTTCACCCTCGCAGCACGACGACTTGAGTCCGCACTTGGGGCAACGCCAACGACAACCGACGGGGTCGTACTCGACTCCGCAGCCGTCGCATTCGATCATTCGCCAACCGTCCGCAGACCGACGACACCCTGAGCAGTCTCAGCAAAGCCACCGCCCTCTTGAAACTCTGCCTGCCGGCGACGACGACGCGCCTCGATACGTTGACGGGCAGCGGCATTGATGCCGAGAGTCCCTTCAACCTGTTCCTGCTGGGAGATCTGTTCTTCGCCACGCATAAGCGGCCTGAACAAACCTTGCTGTTCGGCAATGCGGGCGAAACCGGCCTGGAGATCCGACGGGGCAATACCCTCGGCAGCGATGCGTTCCGCAAACGACGCAGCCTCGGCAGCCGTAGCACCAAGCGTAATACCGCCAGCCTGCTTGGCAATTCCAGCAACCTGGGCGGCCTCGGCCTGACGTACCAACTTTTCTGCACCTCGGGTTGGGTCAAGAAAATACGCAGCAAGGTTGGATTCATCAATGTCGTAGAGATCCTTGAACTGCTTGATCACTTCTGGCGGTGCAGTTTTGACAGCGTTGAAACCTTGGACGATGCGACGGTTCATTTCAGCAGGCTGAATGTTGTTTTCAAGAATCTTCTCAAAGTCGGTTGTTTCGTCATACGACCAGTCGGGCATTCCATAAGCCTTGAACAAATCGCGGTAGGTCTGCTCCAAACTGACATACTCAGCCGGCGACAGTTCCGGCAAGCCTTTTTCGATTCGCTTGGCATTGGCGGCGAAACGAGTCTTGTACTGGGTCGTTTTCTTTAGTTCAATCGGAACCATTGCCGGCGCAAGATCCTGCCCGAACTCCACGATCTTGTCGATGGCCACACCCAACAAAACATCAAGATCTTCTTGCGAAAAATACGGCTTGAGATAGTCCGTCAAAATCTCGGCCATCGGTCGCGCAGACGCTCGCGCCGCCCTTTTCGCTGCCTCTGGGTCTGGCGCAGGCGGGGCAGGTGGCTCAATCGGAGTTTGACTTGCCGGTGGCTGAACAATCGGAGCAATCGTTCGCGGCAGTCTGACAAACTGAGGTTCTTCTTCCTCCACGGTTTGAGTGCCGCCGCCCGTAGGTTGTTCAACTGGCGGTGTCTCTGCAACAAAAGGACGGTTCAGCGGAATGCCACCACTCGCCAAAGCTGCTGCCGCCTCGGCCTCGGCTGCGGTCATTACCGAAGTGGTCGTAGGTGCTGGTGCCGAAGTGCCTCCAACTGTCCCCAAAAATCCACCAACACCGTCAAGGTTCAGCGCGGCCCAGTCAATGTTGCTGAACGTGTAATCAGTCCTGTCAATATTGGACATTTACTGCACCTTTCCGAACTGGCGCAAAATCTGCTCGCCAACCTGAACAGCCAAACCTGCTGCTTGGTTCGTTTTATCCCACCCGTAAATCGGGTCCGTACGCAGCGTTTTCTCCCACTCGCCCAAAGTCATCTGACGCTTCTTGCCGTCAGCATCCACCATGCCCAAAGCCTTTTGGAACTTCGTGTCCTTCATGTCAATCATGTTCGGATTTGTCTCAAGCATCCGTGCGGCGGTCTGGACGTACGGCTCTGCAATATCTGCAACCGAATAGCCTCGGTCCAACAAATCGCCAACGTCTGCACCGTACATAGTCTTGACGAAACTCTTGACTTTTGACTCATACATATCTTCGGTCATTGTCCCCAACGCAATGTTCGAGATGGACTGGTTGACAAAATCCGATCCAGGGTTGTAGCCGTAACGGGCATTCACGTCATTGACTCTTTGTGCCACGCCACCCTGACGCAACTGGTCAATCGCACCTTGGCTGCCACCTTTGACAATGATGGCGGCAACACCGTTCTCTTGGGTCGGAGCAGACGCACCCTCTCGGAGGGTCTGCCTCGCCCACGGACGCAGCTGCTCCGGTGACAGCACAACACCAAACTTGGACAAGGCATAATCCTTCATTGACTGGACTCGGTCGTCAATTTCCTTCTGGGCAGTAGAACCAGGTGTGCGTTCCTTGACATCCCACGCCCGCGTAAAATCGTTGCGTTCCTGCCACCACTTGCTCGAGCGGATCTTGGCATCGAATGCGTCCTCGGATATTTCCTTTCGCGCCAACTGACCCATCGCCGCATCCACGTCAGGATCGATACCGATGTATGCCGAAACCCAACCGTATTCCTGCTGAAGAATCTGCTTGCCACGTTCCGTCAGACCGCCCTCTGGCGTGGTTTCTTCCTTGCCGGCAATGAACTTGTTGTATCGCTCAACACGCTTCGCTCGAGGTGCCATCCCCTTGACACCCTTGGCCGACAAATATTCATTGACCGTCTTGAACGATGTTCCGAATTGCTGATTGACAACAGTCAAAAACTCTTGCTGCAAACCTGGGGACGCTTCACCAGGCTTACCAGGTTTGGGCGGCGGGGTCGCTCCACCGCCACCACCACCGCCGCCAGCCAAATCACGCGGGGTCGGTGGCTTTCCAGTAACAACACCTCGGTCGGCGGCCTCTTCGGGCATCCTCATTCGAGGTGGGGCGGTACGGGGACCAACAGTATCTTTTGATGTCCCAGTCAAAATTGCCTGAATGTTTGTTTCGGGGCTTTCCAGCTTGTTGGTTGCCTCGGTCAATTTGGTTTTTGAGAGGTCAACTGCTTTCTTTGCCGCATTGAGTCGTTCATTGGCAATACGCTGATTGATACCAAGACCAGATTGAGCAGACTTACTTTGAGCGATTCTGATAGCGCGTTGATAATCCTCATCGGCTTGGGCCGAGGTCTTTTCAGCGTCCTTCAACGGTTTTAGGGTTTTTTCAAGAACTTTCTTATTGTCTTTTAGACCCCGTTCCAAAACGTCAAGGTCATCCAAGGAAATGGGGGATGTTTGATTAGTGAGAGGATCGGTGTAATCAACCAACCCCTCCGCAGAGGCAACCGAAAACTTTGCTTCCCTGATTGCGTCAAGTTGTGCATTTATTTCCTTGACGAGTTTTTCGATTTCTTTTTGATTTGCTCCAGCCATCAGACAGCCCCCACCAAACGCGCCAAACGATTAGCGGCCTGCAAATAGCCATACGCTTCCTGTTCGCCGCCATACTTTGTCTCAAGGGTATTCATCACAGTCGTTGTCACATCGGGTGCCGCAACAGATGTACGCGACACGGCAGCCTGCATACCAGCCTGTTGTTCTTGCGCTTGGTACAGTCGAGCGATTGTTTGCGCCTCATTGTCTTTCAGCCTGCGACCCAATGTTTCGATAGCCAAACGGTTGGCAATGACGACAATGTCATCAGCCGAAGTAACCGTCAGACGGGGACGTGCCGCCCCACCCGTCACCTTGTCTGGGCGAGCCTTGACAGCGTCAACGTACTGATCCCATCGAGTCTGGTTGATGTTTGCCTCACGCAACAATTCGGCCATCGCATACTCATCTTCACGATCAACTGCGCCAGTCGGGATTTTGCTTGTGCGGTAATACCCCTTGGCGAACAGCGTCTTGCGGAGTTCTTCACGTTTGACATCATCAGAAATGCCGTACAAAATCGTGAACGGCATACTTTCCAGATCATAGTAACCGTCTTGTTCTCTCTGTCCCGTGACGATGTTGTAGATACCAGGCTCACGGCCCGCACGGGTATAGCCAGCCGGCACACCGTAACGAGGCGTTGTGTAACCGAGGCGAGACTCCCCGCCACCCTGAGCAGCAAGCTGCTTGAAGCCGGCCTGAAGATCGGCCAGTTTCTGGTCAATCGTCGCCGTTGTCGGCGGCGGTGTCGTTGTTTCAGCCATTGGGGTCCGTGTCGCTCTCTACTTCTCGGGACAACACCCGATCATACAACCTGACAAAATCTGGGTATCTCTCACCAAGTGTCTCGCCAAGCTGGCGGAGCAACTGGCGAAGGTCGTCGTCGTCGCGGCCACCAAGGCTTGAACGGCCACGGGATTGCGCCACGCCAAGAGCCTCATCACGCGCCGTCAGGTAAATCTCAACAGCATCGCGGACAGGGTTACCCTCTAGTTCGTTATCGGTTGTTGCACGACGTAACTGCGCGACTTCACGGTCAAACCTCTGGGTGTCGAACGACTGGAGGGTGGCAAATCCTGGGTACTTCTGCCCCAGCAATTCTCGATACTGACGCAACTGTTCGCGTACCTCGTCGCTGCGCGGGCCTTGGAATTGCTTGGCAACTTCCTTGTACATGGCGTTACCAGCCTGGAACTCGGCCTGCTCAATGATCTGGCGGGCGGTCATGCGGCTGCGCTTGCCTTGCGACAACTGGCGGCTGTAGGTGACGATGTCAAAGTCGCCACCGGTTGGGCCGAAGTAGCCTCCGACATCGCGGTAACGCTTGATTACGGCACCGTTCTCTTCTTCCCATTTGCCGTAGACATTGCCAGCATCAAGACCGCCGTACTGGGCTTTGGTCTTTGCGCCAAGATAGGAAATGGCATTGGGGAAAAGTTCCATAAACCGAGAGGTGGCGGTGTCGTAATCCTCAAGACGGAACTGCTCCAGAATCTGGGCGTAGAACGCGGTCATAATGTCGCCGTCGGAAAACTCGACAACTGGTCGGGTTGGTCCAATGAACTGGCCGAAAGACCGAAGAACGGTCAGCTGGCGAGAAATACCGATGGCATCCTCAAACATCCGCTCACGGTCATTCTGATCGGACGTGTTGTAGTTGCCCGAGGCGTGGAGGCTTTGGACGACCTCGGCGTAGGTTTGGCCCATGAGTCGGCTGGTGTCTGGACCGTCCCACACACCCGATGCAAACTTCTGCAACCACGCAGGAATGAACGTCGTGCCACGCAGGCTGGGATCGCCGTACGGCATCAGCACTTCCTTGACCTGATCCATGCCTGGGACGTTGCGCAGAATGATCGCTGCTGGAACCTGAAGCATCGGTCCGATACCAGGAGTCAAAGTCAACGCCATGTTGAGCGACTTGATTGGTGCAGTCAACGAAGCATTGACTGGCCCAGCGTCCGAGCCGAACCTGTTCAAGATCGGCACCTTGTCCAATGCCTTGGCAATCGGGCCAGTCAACAAGCCGATGCCCTTGTTGGACAGCGGATAGTCAAACACATATTCGCCGGTGACAGGATCCTTGTAGAAGAAACCTCGACCATCGCCGTCGGGATCGGCTTCCTTGCCGGTTTCAACGATCAGGCTTGCGCGGCGCAGCACCTTCGGATCCGTCGCAATCAAACGCACCCAGGTGTTGAGAACCTCGCCCCACGCTTGACCGAACGGGGCGATGATACGGGCGATGTCCGTGAAGTTGTTGCGCGACACAGCCGAATAAAGCGTGATGTTCAATTCGTCCAGAGCGAAACCCTTGGCGTAGGCATCCATTTGGGTCAGGTTGATGCGGCCACCACCAGTCGGTTTGGTTGCCCTTTCCTCGATGCGCTTCCACAACTTGGTCGAACCGACATAATCATCGGGATCAAGTTTCAGATCGGCGGCACCCTTGAGAATATTGTCTCGGAATGTCACGACCGATGCGTCATCCATCAACTCAAACAGTTCACCGACGCGCCTGTAATACACCTGACGGTACAGCGGTGACCGGTCAAGGTACGCCGTCGTGTACCCATACAGTTTTCCGAAGAAGTAGTCCGTGACACGCTTCATCCGTTCGACTGTCTTTGCCAGTTCTCCAGTTCCACGCCCCTTCAACAGTCGCTCTGGACTGATCAACGGATCATATTTTGTGGTATTTGGGAGAACCGTATTTGCTTCAGGATCCTCAAGGATGCGCCGCAAAGCGTCCGACAAAGCAGGAGTTGCTTCGCCAAGATCGTCGTACGCATCTTCCATGACAAGCAGTCGCCCACCCTGAAGTTGCGTCCCGTCGTCAACATATCGACCATAAACATTGACGGTTTGCTTCTTGCCTTTGACCTTGCGGACCTCTTGACGCAGAAGGTAGACGTTGCCGTTCAACCCCTCCGTCTGGCTATTGAACACACGCTTGAACTGCTTGAGTTCCTCCACGGTCACAGGAATCTCGTCACCAGTTTGGACTGCGCGGAACGCGACAACGTCGCGCAGCACATCATTCTTCAACGCACCAACAGCTCCAGCATTGTGGTCAAGGCGGCCAGTAATGTAGGTGCGGACGAAAGTACGCAAATTGTCTACTTCGGCAAGCGAAAAAGAACGAATCGCTGGCTTGCCGCTTTCAATCGAGACAACTCCGTTCTCAAATTGAGCATACAGTTCCGACCACCGCTGCCGACCCTCGTCTGTTTGCGTCAACCAACGAATGATCTGCGTTTCATCATTTCCTTGGGCAACCATTATCGAAATCGGATCGTAAGCCAAGAACCGCAACTCGTCCGCAATCCCACGAACATAGTTAGCGCGGTCGGTTTTCGTTACGTTTGATGGTATTCCAGATCGGACTGCAACCTGTCGAGCCGTAATCGGGTCGCCACCGTAACGATGGTACGAAGCACCGATTGCCTTGACATATTCTTCCTGCGAACTACGCATGATGTTCTTCACAGCATCATCCATGATTTCGACTTGTTCGCGGCTTGGGCCACGCACCAATTTCTGAAAAGGTGCCAAAATCTTGAACGCCTCGCCCATTGCATCGCCTGCACCCTTGAATCCCGAAGCCCACATGATGTGCAGAAGTGGATGCTTGAACAATGAAGTGGGGGCCATCAATGTCAGACGTGCCTGTGCTTCAGCGACGTTGCGAATGACGTAGCCACCGGTCATCAAGACCATCGGTCGCCAAATATCCTGCTGGAAACCCTCGAGTGCAGAAAGTGGCATCCGCATCTCGCCAGTTTTCGTGCCAGTTATTCGGCCCGTCTTGATCCAACCTAATTGACTCTGCAAGCGACGAATCTGTCGTGGGTCCGGCATGAAGATCGTCCGTTGAAGCATTTCTGTGCGTAGACCTGGCGAAGCCAAAACAGCATCAACCGGTCGAAGATCGCCAGCATCGTTCGGGATCAATGCCTGCAATAGGCCGAAGTCGGTTGGGTTGCCCATCTCGTCAATGGCATATTCAGATTGGCTTTTGAGGGTCTTGTAGTAAGCGTTGAACAGTTCTTCAACAAACTCCCGATCAATCCCGCTACGGACCAATCCTTCAATCATCAGTTCGCGGAACTGTTCAGCAATCTGATAGGTGCCTGCTCGACCGCTGCCGACTGAAGCCAAACCGAAACGTTCAAGGCGACCATCAATTTCGTCAAGTTCTTTTTGGGTGGCGGCAATCGTTTTCTCCAAACGACGCGCATCAGCAAGAGCCTGACTTGGGGTTCTTGCGATAACGCGAGCGATGATGTCATAGATTTCTTGTTCTGAAAAACCAGCAAGTTCATCAATCTGGCCAGCAAGTGCCTTCTCAACAATCTCATCAATCGTATTATTAGTAATGGTCGTATTGACTTTTGCCAGAGCTTCGCGGTTGCGGGTGGCCTCAACAATGTCGTCGTATGTCAAACCCGAATATTCACGCCCGAACAAGTTTGTTGGGTCAAGCAAATCGCCAGCGTTACCATATGTCCGTAGACCGGCAAGTCTTGCTCCCTTAGCTTGTGTACTGCCTTTAGCGAACAACGGACGAAGCGTGTCGATAATGTCGGCATTGCGAACAAACTCTTCGGCAAACTCTGCGATGCTCATTTCAGCACCGGAACCGAACGTCATATTGTTCAGAGCTTGGTCAACACCCTGCAAGAACTGTTTTGTGCCGCCACGGTAGAAGCCCATACCCCTGTCACGGGCCGACTCGCCGTATTTCACCCAGCCACGACGGCTGTATTCCTGCACACGACCGCCAAGCGCATTGACAAGGTCGTCGGTTTCGCCACCAAGGCGATTACCAAAACGGTCAAACTTGCCTTTGGCGTTACGAACGCCGACCCTCAAACTTGATGTGGGACGCAAGGTTTGACGGTCCAAGCTGATGCCGGCACTTTCCATCCAGCCAACCGCAGTATCAAACGCATTCCGCAACTGACCCAACTGATTCGGTTCACGAAGCCAGTTGCGCAGGTCTGCACCAGAACGGAACGATGGTTTTTCGACGTTACGGACATACGTCTCGGCGTAACCATCAGCGATTGCCTGACGTGAAATTGAATCTGCCTCTTCCTGCAACTGCTGAAGCTGCTGGGCTTTCGGCCTGCGTTCCAAGTCGATGGTCGCTTCCGCCGCTTCGCGCATCGTCTGCGCGCGTATCGCAGCCTCTTCTGGATCCATCTCGTTGATGAGGTTGCGAGCAAACTTCTCGAGGACCGGCGCGCGTTCCTCGGGTGTGTAGCGATTGGACGCAAGCCACGCATCCATCTCGTACATTGCTTCGTCGATGTTGCGGTCGCCTGGGCGAAGCGAGATCTGCCGGTTTGGCATACCCTCAAAAAGGTTGCGGAGCAGGGCTGGGACGCGGGAACGCTGCTCAACTTTGGGCAGTTTGCTGTAGACGTGGCGGTACTTGAAGTCAGATACCTTGCTGACACCAGCCTCGAGGCCGAGAGCGGGGGCCAGCACGGCCCGCACCTCTTCGGGTGTTTTGGCATCCAACAACTGGACTTGCATACGGGTGCCGACACGCGGAAACGCTTGGCGCATCTCCCACATGTTGTCAATCGTCGCGGCTTGAGCGACAACACGCTGACCAGTCGCTGAATCAAGCCACGATTTACCAGTCTCCGCAACGACTTGTTTGGAAGTTTTATTTACACCACCAGCTGCCTCAACATTCTGCGCCGGCAACTCTTGGCGAGAACGCCCAGCGACATCATTGATAAAATCGTCTGCCCGTTGGTTGACTGCTGCACGTTTTTGTTCAACAGTTAGATCACCAAAAAAATCTTGCTCCGCCTTTCCACGCAACCTTCCTTGTTCCCACACATCAAACTGTGCTAAATCTTGAAAAACTGGTTCGCGTGAAAGAATCCCGAATACTTGTTCAACGGGTAGACCAAACTCTTCAGCAACGACATCATCGACCCGTGAAGCACCACTTCGAGTGAGTTCAAGCGCGCGTGCAACAATCTTTTGTTCCGTAGTTACGGTTGTTACTGTTTTTGCAACTTGGGTAACATCACCAGCCATCCGTGCAACATCTTCCGCTGCAAGAGGCAAAATACGTCCGGTGCGACCGAATCTGGTAACACCCTTCTTTGCCGCGCCGAGTTCTCCGCCGACCGGAACCAAAAAGTTGACAGGATCAAGACCAATGATTGCTGCCGCGTCTACCAAACCAGACAAATAGCGGTACGCATCGCTACCAGGTTCCGAAACCAACGATGCAGCACCTCGACCAATAGTCCACGCCTGACCATTGATCGTTCCGCGATAACGCCTCGCCCGCTCACCCTGCTTCTGGAGAGCCTCGCCACCCATGAAAAAACCAGAACCAGCAAGTTCATCATTACGAATCAGAGAACCAAGCGACGTTGAAATGACCAGACCTTCACGACCACCAGGCTGACCACCAGTAAATACTTGACTGGCAAGATTGACACCGATCTCGTACGGGAAAGCCAGAGCAGCCGCTGCATAGCGCGTACCAGTCTTGAACTTTTCGTAGATCTTGTCCCCCAAACCCTTCGGTTCGGCGGCCTTGCGTTGCTGTTCGATAACCAACTGTTCAGCAGCACGTTTCGCGGCCTGCTCAATAGTCGCCTCGCTTGCATTTCCTTTCGCCAAAGCAAGCGCAACACCAGGCGTGAGGTGCGGATATGTGCGGTGAATCGACGCTGCGCGACTCGCTAGAGTTGTCGATGCACTCTGCGTGTAACCTTTTTCGCGTTCTTTACGCTTTTCTTCATATGCGTAGACCGCATCTTCATCTTCAACAGTAAGCTCAAAACCCATTAGACACCCCCGTCACGGAACGCGCTGATCAAATCTGCCAGATCCTCATTCGGGAATTGGCGATAAATTGCCAGCAACTCGTCCATAACGGGGTTGACCGGCTCAATGTATTTCGGAATGCCGGCTTGCGCTGCGGTGCGACCTGGGCCGAAATCGGCACCATCTGTGATCGGTCGCGTCATGTCGCTCGGACCGTACAGATCACCAAGTTGTCCTGGTGCTACACGAACACGATTGGAACGCTCCGCCAGTTGAGCAGCAACAGCTCCAGCCTCAACCTGAGCCGGCGATGCACCCATCGGGACCGCACGTTGCGCTTCCATCTGGCGTGTCGCCTCACCGTAGGTCTGACCTTTGGCGGCCTGACGGGCAATCTTTGCGGCGGGATTACGCAGATCGGACCGATTCGCGTACGACTCGACGTTCGACATTTAGGCAGCACCCCCAAGTTGAGCCAACAATGCTTCAATTCCTTGCGGTGCAGCAGGTGCGGCAGCCGCTTCGGGCGGCGGCGCAACCGGCATTTCCGCACCCATACCAGGCATCGCCAAACCAGGCATCGTCTCAGGTGAACCCTGCGGAGCCTGCGCCGCTTGACGTTCCTGCGCGCGTTCGTTCGTTTTACGCACAGCCTCATACAAGCTGACGTTCTGCTCGACAACCAACTGCGTCAGGTACGCAAGATCGTCCGGCTGGTACGGACCCTGCGGATTCGCGGCCTGCTGCTGAATGCTTGCCAGCAACGCAGCCTCGATACCTTCCGCCGTGATGCGATCCGCCTCAAGTTCGGGGTCTGCGATCAACGGATCTGCTTCACGCGCCGACTCTTTCGACATGAGTCCAGTACCCAAACGCTGACCGAGACCGATAACCAAACTGTTGACATCGGTTCCCGACGCGGGGTAGGTGACGTAGTGGAAGTCGGACTCCCACAGTTTGTCCGCTGTGTAGTCAGTCTTGCCTGCGTTCTTGTGGCCGGCAATGAAGAACGACTTCGGTTGACTGCCCCAGTACGCTTTTTCGATGGCGATAGCGATGCGATCCTCTTCAAGCATCGATGACTCGAATGTCGCTTGTGCTTCCTGCACACGGAAGTCCACCGTTGCTGACAACACAGACTCGCCGCGACGACCGGTACGGATGTTCGTACCTGATTCGCCGCCAAACTCTGCGGGGATCGCACCCTCGAGACGTTCCTGACGTTCGATACGGTCAAGAGCAACGTCGGTTTTGTAGCCAGGGTTGGTCTGCAACTGTTGAATGTCGCCACCCTTGACGATGCCGAGCTGGCCGATCTTGCCGTCAGCGACCTGAATGATCTCAGGGTTCTCAGCAGGACGCGCAACAAGGTACTCGTCGGGGAAAATGCCACGCTCAATAGCGATTTCGGTAAGTGCCTGCAACCTCGCACGGGTGTAGTACATACCCAACACGCCGTCGAACTGGCCGCGCGGACGATCAAGAGTGATGCGCTGCGGCACAACCGCCAACGGCATACCCGTACGGTTGATCACACGCTCGAGTTCCATCACTTCAAGAACGCCCGTGATGTTTATTCCGAAACTCTTTTCCTCACCCAATACGCAAAGAACGATCTCGTCGTAGGAGACGTACTCAAGGAGGACAAACTTGGTGTCAGGGCGGACTTTACCCATCCGCAGTTTGCCGGCCACGATTCCGCCGTAATTGTCGAACAACCATTTGGCTGTTTTGGTGTAGGTGAAAATGCAGTCATAGGGAACGGGGTTGTCTGGATCCTCGTCGGGGCAGGGGAAGGTATCCAGCGGGTTGCGGACGTGCCACGTCGGCACCAACCGCTTGAAATCAGGCTTGATCACAACAGGAGCAGACGAGTATGCAAGCAAGTGCCTCGCACGACGCTTCATCTTCATCTTCATGCGGTTCTGATCCCAGATCGACAGCATCGCCTTCTTGCGGGTGCGAGCCATCTCTTTCGCCCGCTCGGATCCTTCGCGCAGCGGCGGGAAATACGGCGACGGCATGGTCGAAGAAATGCGCATGGAGAGCTGGTCAAGACCCTGCACCAGCAAGTTGGCCACGGAGGCTTTAGCGTTTCGGTCAAGTTCGTTCAACGGTATGACAACATCGCCGTTTGCCAACTCACGCACGTCACGCATCTGTTGAAGCACCGGCCCTTGGGCCTCAAGACGCTCCCTGTACAGCGCGACAATCTCTTCTGCTGTGATCATTTACCGACGCTTTCAGACATGGCCGAAAAAATCATACACTAGACAGCCAGCCACGTCGGTCGCCATTGACGCGGCGGTGCTTTCAGCGGACGCAACTGCGGCAGGTGCAACTCGGCAAACCAATGCGCCATGACAAGGTCAGTACCCCGCTTCTTGTCGCGGGTCCAGGTACACATCTCGTCCACAAGAGCCATCGTTTTCCAGTTCTCCACCATCGTCGGCAGCCGGATCGACCCCGAACGCCACAGCGGAGGCAGCAAAGCCTCGACACCGAGCGACTCGTCCAGTTTGTTCCGCGATGTGGTATGCGGAATCACGTTCACTTGATGCAAAGCCTGCCAACGACGCACAAAATCGTGGGCCAAGAGATACCGCTGGGCCGCATTGATCTCGATAATCCAATGGGTGATCGGGTAGCCCAAGTCAACAGACCGGTTCTGCCACTCTTCCATGATCCCCGAATATTTCCCCGAAGCCACGTCGTAGCCCAACAGCTCTTCGGCGGTCATCTTCGGACGCTCGAGGTCAATCAAATACCGCAGGTTCGTCTCGGGCTGGAACAGCCACCACTCAACACCCCAGAAGTTCTGCGCTGACGGGTCAACCGAAGCCACCGAAATGATCGGCGGATGCAGATACTGGGGGATATGCCCAGGTCGGCGGCCACGATCAATACAGCCTGGGTACTCGACACCGTCCTTGCCGACCCCACCCACCGCATGGACACGGTCGATCAGGGCTTCTTCAATGTCAATGTCCTCTTGCTGGTACACCACCCGAAACTTGTTCGGATTCGAGTGCCGAATGTATGACAAATCCTTCCACGACAAACGGAACGGATCCAGCAACGGACCCTCGGGCCACGCCGGTGCATCCTTGCGCCGCGACTCAGGCCCAGTATCCAGTTCCTCGTAATACGCTTTGTAGACGATGTGGTGATACTTCTGATGCTTCGTCGGCTCCCGCTGGTTCTTCAATGACACATCTGTTATGTCCGAACCGTCATACCCGTCCTCGTCAAGGTCGTCGTAGGTGTACTTCGCCAAACAATGCGCGTACAGGTCATTGCTCGAAAGACGCTGACCGATCACCACCAACAGACCACCTGGATCGACGCGGGCCTCAGCCATCGAATCCCACCGCTCAATCAGCTTGTCGCGGGACGCAGAATCCTTTGCGTTCTCCGTCGTCGCAACGTCGTCATACAAACACAGATCGGCGCGATGACCAATGAACTCCGAATCGATACCGTACGCGGCAACAGTCGGTTCCTTGTTGTCCAACCCGCCGATGTCCAACTGCTCGACAATGAACTCTTCGGCTCGCCACATGGAGCCGGCAGCAGCAGGCTTGAACCGCCCGTAGTCGGTGGCCAAACACCCCTCAGCATTCAGAGCCATACCCTTCTTCACCAACTCAGGGTCAGGCTTCAACGGGTATGACCGCTCAAGGGTTTCACGGATACGGCGCGAATACTGCTTTGCCAACTTCTCGGTGTTCGACCCGATCAGCACACGGATCCCACGGTTGCGGACAATCGCCCACACAGCCACATCATGGAACAACGTGGACTTGCCCGCACCAGGGGGACAGTTCAGAACAAGATGTTCCTTCTCCTGCGACTCCAAATACTGAACAATCTTGTATGCGGCCTCAACCTGCCACGGGGAGGGGACACGACCGAGGTACACCCGTCGGAAATAGTCGAAATCCTCCAACCCCTTCTTTGCCCTAGCAGACAACCGAGAAGCCGGAATAACAGGCGGCAGACCATCCTCCACCTCCTGCACAATCTTCAACGCAGTACGGTTGTAGTCCTTCGCCTTCGCCTGCACCTCATCGAACTCGGCGATCTTCGCCTCGGCAACAGCTTTCCTCTTCTGGGCATCCCAACGCTGACCCGTGTTGTAGTTGATCCCCGCAACCTTCGAGGACTCCTTGATCGTCAGACCCGAAGCCCGAGCCTGCCAAAACCTCGCAACATCCTCAACAGGAACTTGTCTCTTGCCCATCAGAAAAAACCCTTCAAGATGGTGGAATCATACATTACGACTCTGGTATCTTGCCGACGCAACTCACCAAGTCCTCCGCGCTGGGAAGCAGCTGAGGCAAGCACGACCCTCACCCCACTCACAAAGCATGGGAAGTGGGATGGGTACAAGTGGCCGGTAACGGGGACCGCCCTCCCATGCACAAACGCCTGCAAGCAAACCTAGTACCGAGACAAAGAACGGAAACTTGCAGATACGTCGAGGGGGATAAGAAACAAAACGGTGTCGGCTAAAACTCTTGGTCACGGCCACCGGTCACTAACTGTGACAAAGCGTGGGGGGGACTAAACAGCTGTGCCTGCAACCGGCCTGGTGGCTCCCGCCCTCGCTGCCGCTCGGTTGGGCTAGCGCGTCGCTCCGCGACTTGCTGGCACAGAGGTGAGCCTGGATCGACCCACAGGCCAGACGCTGCAAGTGCCGGATTGTTGCACAGCCAAATTGCAAATGAGAACCATTCTCAACCATTCCACGATGCGGAATAGCAACACATATCGGGAGCGGGTAATACCCCCCTCCCCCGCAGGCGCGCCTCGGCAGACCCCCAGTCGAGAGGGTGCCGGATCTCGCATTTCTGCCCGCCCATAAGATCACTTATGTAAAAACCTGTCATGCGGTGCAGGTATCCGCCCGAAATACCCTCCCCCCGCACCCGATACGGCGCGACAGACCCCCCCGCCGGCGGCAACCGACCCGCCCGCGCATGAATCCCGCCTACGTTCTCACCCACGTTCTGGCCTACGTTCTCACCCGCTCGCCGTAGACATACGTCGCCGGCCAACACTCGCCCCCCATGCAGCACAAAGGCCGCCCCACCCGAAGGCGAGACGGCCCCTATGCCGCTAGCGGTATGACGTTTCAGTTAGTCGAGCCGCACCCGATCCGACGACACCCACGCCCGACCCCGACCCGCGACCGGCTCGACAAGGTAGTCACGCCGCCCGAACACTTGCCGCACGTCGTGAACCGTGACCCGCACCGAAATAGGCACCCGATCAGAAGTCAGATCAAGCGACCCAACCCGCCCGAGCAGCTCGACAACCTCCGCCGCCGTCATTGGCCCACCACTTCCACCACGTTCACAACCTTCAGCGACGGCCACGGCCCCACGATTAGCCCGCAACGCTCGCAAAGGTAGTGCAGACCTTCCGCACCGGCCCGTAATAGTTCGTCATCGTGGACACCTTCGGGGTCGCACGCGCTGAAACCTTCCCAATCTGGCGTATTCCCGCATTGACAAAGCAACGCCCCAAACCGATCAAGACGCACCCCCGACGCGGGCGGCATTTCTTCCCTATCTGCCCAACCGATGCCGCCGCTCATGCCCTCACCGTCCCCGCGTCGAAGCTAACCACCGTCGCCGGCTGACCTTGCGCCGCGTCGAAGTACCCCGAGAACGTGACCGAATACTTGCCCACCTTGCGGGGCAACATTGGCGACCCCGTGCAGGTATGCCAGTCAGCCAACGCAAGCCGCACCACGTCCCCGACCGTCTCAATGTTCCGCGCCTTTATTGTCTCTCGCGCCTTCCCGTATGCCAACACGAACACCGGCCCGTTTCCGTGCCATTCATACGAAATCGCGCTACCTTCTGGCGCAACGACGACAGATAACCCCGCCGAAACGACATCGGCCCGCGTCAGCGCGTCGAGCTTGTCAGCCCCGCCGAGATCGTAGGCCGCCGTTCCGCCCGTATTCGGCGCGTGAAACGCAAACGACCCACACAGCGGACAAGTACCGACCCCGTCGGCCACCTTCCCGCACCTAAAACACTCTGCCAACATGATCTAGTTTTTCCCTTCTACTTGTGACGACGACGGCCAGACGACCGCCGCGAACGTGAACCCAAGCCCGACGAACACGCCGAACCAACTACCCGCACCCTCATTAGCCGAATCGAACGCGCGACCGGCACCGAATACGCCAACCAACCCGACAACCCAACGAAACCCGACGACAACCGCCGCCGGCACACGTCGAGCCTTCCGCCGTGGCGCAAAATGGCGACACGTCGCCCCCGTATGCACCCGACCGCCGCAAACCTGGCACCGCATCACCGCACCCCCCGACGCACTTGGAGCCGCTGCCACGTCGCCGCCGTACCCGCCCCACCATGCCGTAGAAACGCAATGTCCCGCACCCGTGAGCCAGGGAGACACGCCGCACACGC